TCCGTGTCTCGGTCGGAGACTCGATCGCGAAATACTCCCGGAGGATCCCGGACGGCAGGACGCCCATTACCAGGCCCCCGAATGACTGGCCGACGCGAGCAGGGCCTCGAAGGCCTGGGGCAGCTCGGCCGCCCCGTCCTCGGCGAGGATCCCCCGGTTCTTGAACGTGTGCTCGACGAACATCAGGAGCGCCGCCTTTAGGTTCGGCTCGATCGGATCGCCCGGCTCGACGCCCGCCCAGTAGGTGACGACGACCTTCCCCGAGTGACCGACCCCGAGCTTGACCGTGGCCGGCATGGCGTCGGCGTCGACCTCGAGGTCCTCTTCGGCGACTTCCTCGCCGTCCACGGTCACCGCCAGGGCGTACGTCGAGCCCGTCAGTAGCGGCGGGTTCGGGATCGTGAGGATCCCGGTCACCGGCACCGCGGCCCAGGTCGCCCGGTACTCGGTGGCGACGAGCGTCTGGCCGAGCCGCTTCTCGATGTAGCGGCGGCCGGCCGCGATCTTGTCGGAGATCAGGGAGTCGAACTCGTCGAACGACTCGGTCATGCCGAGCTGGAGCTTTGCCTCGGCGAGCGTCACGGGCTCGGTCTCGGGCCAGGTCACGACGCGAACGGTGTTGGGCTTCATGACGAGCCGGCCTCTTCAATTACGGTAGAAACGATTTGTGGCTGTTCGATTTTTTTCCAGACCAAACTGCCTTGGAAAAGAACGTAGGTAACATCTTCGCTTTGAAATAAAAAAGAGATCACCCACTGTCGACCATAAAACGCGGAAAAGTCTGCGGGGTCGACCGTGAACTGGAAAATTCTTGGGCCTCCTTGCTGAGTAACATCCACTGGATCGAGCGTTACCGTCGCCCCGCCTTGGCCGTTGCTTGCAAGCGCAATAAGGTTGCCTTCTGGCAGTAACACACCAGGCGCAAGCGTGATGACAAAAACCAGCGGCGGGTCGCCTGTCTGCCTGAAAACGCTGCGCCGAGCGGCACCGCGCAGGCGAACGATCTCACTCATGGAACCCTCGCTTCAACGGTGGGCTGGGCCACGGCTCGCTCGGCCTGCCGGACGGAGGCCGCCTCGAGGAGCGTCCCCTGGGCCTCGCGGACGCCGGCCCCAGTCTCGACCAGGTGTTCCGCGAGTCCAGCGGTCGCTTGGATCACGGTGCCGGCCCGGTAGCCGCGGTAGCTCTTCAGGAGGCGGATCGGATGCAGGGCGGCCACGGTGGTCCTCCTAAAAACGCGACGGCCCGGCGGAGGCATCCATGCCCCCGCCGGGCGTTCTGCGTGGGGGCGAGATCAGGTTCAGCTACCAGCCTCGACCAGCTTCGCGACGAAGGTCGCGTCGTGGTTCGAAATGCCGACCCTCTGGAGGCCCCGGAACTTCACGGCGTCCGACTCGAAGCCGGCGTGCTCGGAAGCCGAGATCACCAGCCCGTTCGACTTCACCGCGACGGCGGTCGCCATCGAGAAGTCGCCGTAGAGGGCCAGCGTCCCGGCCGGCAGGCCGAGGCACTTGTAGACCGGAGCACCCATCACGGTCGGGAGAACCCGATCGCCGACGGTCGTCGACTGCGAGACGACCGAGGACTTCATGACGTGCTCCCAGCCGGCCGAGCTCACGACCCAGGCCGTGTTCATGGCCCGGCTGTCGATCTTGCCCACGAGCGAGGCGAGGTCCGCCCCGTCGTAGTCGGTGCCCGCCTCGACCTCGTTCCCGACCGGGATCTCGTCGACGAGGCCGTCGATGCCCTTCCCGGCATCGCCCTGGAGCCAGACGGTATCGACTTTCTTCGCGATCGCGAGGCCGAACCGGTTCGCGGCGAGCTGGGCCAGGTTCACGACCGCGGCCGCGTCCTGGATCAGCTCGTTCGAGAACGAGAGGATCCGGCCCATCTTGTGGAGGGCGATCGTGACCTTCGAGGTCGTGGCCTCGTCCTCGGTCACGGTCTCGTGCTCGTCGAACCACTCGGCGTCGATCTCGCCGATCGTCGGGATCTCCAGCGTGTGGCTGGAGGTCGTGTAGACCTGGGCGAGCTGCACGCCGACGGACTGGTAGCCGAGGACGTCGATGTAGCCGCGGAAGAGCTCGGGGGAGACGAGCTCCGCGCCCTCGCCGTCGTACGTCGGCGAGGTCTCGCCCATCGCCCGGGCCTCGGCGAAGTCACCGCGGGCGATCGCCCGCAGGAACCGGCCGGCCCGGATCGCGTCCTCGGTCGTGCCGAAGCCGCGGAGGCTCTTACCCGGCATGACGTGGATCGCGGGACCCTTCCGCCGCTCGGTCTTCTCGACCGTCGCGCGACTGTCGCTCTCGCTGGAGGTCACGGCCTTCATGGCCTCGACCTTCGCGTCGAGCATCCGCTCGGCGGCGGCCAGCTTCTCGACCTCTTCGCACCGCGCGGCCCGCTCGGCGAGACGCTCCTCGATCTGCTTCGCCTCGGCCTCGTCGGCGGGCGTCAGGGCGCGGAGGTTCGTGATCTCGGTCGTGAGCGTGGCGGCCTCGTCCTGGAGGCGCTGCAACTTGGCGCTGGGCATGTGTCGCTTCCTTGCGTTCGGGTGGTGGTTCAAAACCTCCCGCACGATATGAGCGACCCACCGACCGGCGAAGTTCGCCGCGTCCTACCGTAGGACTTTTCCAGACGGTGCCGGGCACTTGCCGTCAGGGCAGGCACCAGTCGCGCCGCACGGGCACCGCGTCTTGTGTCCGTCGCCGTGCGTGATCCAGCCGGTGCCGCCGCAGTCCTGGCACTTGCCGGGTGCCGGCGGCTTCGGGCCAGGGGCCGGCGGGGCCGGGGTCTTGTCGTGGGCCATGCTCGCCCGGGCGGCCGCCACGGCCGCGGCGGCGCGGGGATGCTCGAGGTCGATCTCCGCCGGGTCGGCCGAGAGCCAGACGAGGAACGCGACGATCCACCGCCAGAGCGTGATCACCAGCCCCTCCCGTGGTCGAGCGTTTGATAGCCGTCCTCGCCGACGTGGGCCCGGACGTACTGGGCCGCCTCGGGCTCGGCCGGCGGGCCTTCGGCGAGCAGGGCGATCCAGAGGAAGTTCTTCGCCAGGCGGGCGATCGTCCGCAGGACGGGCCGGTCGTTCGCCGGCGGACCAAACGGCGAAGGCGTCGAGCCGGCTGGCAGCGACAGCCACCAGCCGCCGACGATGGCGACGAGGACCAGGGCGGCGAGCTGCCGCTTCGTGAGCGTGATCATGGGGCCGTCCGTTGGGTCAGCGTGTCGGCTGGAGGAGGGGCCAGCCATTCCCCGTGATTGAGTTCGCGGTACTTAAACTCGACGGCCCCGATGGCGTATGAGTCGCCCTGGGCGAGGATCCGCTCGACGACCGGCCGCTCGGCCCAGAAGACGCCGTCCGGCAGGTCGGCCGGATACTTGCCGCCGTACGAGATCCACTTCGTGCCCCAGGAGTTGATCACCGCCGCGGCGTCGACGGCGCGGACGCCGGCCGGGGCCGTCGCCTTGAACCGGACGCCGGTCACCGCCATCTGGTGCATCCACGTCCCGCTCGCCGGCAGGACGCCCGAGGCGTCGGTTCGCGAGGCGAAGCCCTGACTCGACGCGATCGTGACCGGGAAGCCCGAGGTCACCGCGGCCACGAGCTCGGCCCAGGTCTTCACGGCGACGACGTGCCGGCATGGGTGCCGCTTCGCCACCGCGTCGAGGCGGCCGCGGTCGCCCTGGCCGCCGCAGCCATAGGCCCCCCAGTTCTTCGCCCTGTCGGCCGAGTAGGTCGTGAGGTCGTATCCGAGATCAGGGAACGGCTCGCGGTAGACGACGCCCCAGTCGCGGAGGAACTTCGCGGCCCCCCAGCCGGTCGCCCCGTCGCTCCAGCCGCCGACCGGGCTGGATCCGTCGCCGCTCTTGCCGCGACTCTCGACGCGGGCACCGCCGTATAGCGCCTCACTCGACGGCATGAGCGGCGCGTCGGCCAGTTCGCCCAGGTCCCACGACACGGCCTCGGCACAGTAGACCGCGTGCATCGCCCCCCACGAGACGCAGTCCCCGATCCCCTGCCGGCCGACGACGAACGGCGAGCCGTATCGCTCGCGGTGGGCCCGGTCCATCTGCCGCCAGAGAAACGTATCGACTTCCTTCGCCTGGGCCATCGCGTCGGGGGCGGCCTTCGCGAAGACGCCCCGCGGCCCGAGCTCGGCCAGGAAGGCCCGCGTCCCCTCGGGGTCGGGCCGGTAGCCGGTCAGATGGTCCTCGAGGTCGAAGCCTGCCGGGCCCGGGGCGCGGGCGTTCAGCCAGGCGGCCACGGCCAGCCCGAGGAGCAGGGCGACGGCGAGCAGCCGGACTTTAGCGGGAGGCATCGGTCGCCGCCCTCCCCACGTCGCGGAAGGCGGCCACCCAGGCCGACCGCTGCTCAGGCGTCACGGGCCCGCCGGCGGTGCCGACGGCCGCGTCCAGGTAGCCCTTGATCGCGTCGCGGGCCGC